GAAAAGCGCTGTTCGTCGAAGATGCCGCTAGTGTCGATGCGGGAATAGTATTGTCAACTTCACTCAAATATGCCCAATGTAACGCCATCCTAGACTCCTAATACAGAACGTGCCCTTGTGCGACTCTTGGTCGCGTCTGTTCTCCACATACGCTCTAGAGCCGGGAAGATCTGCTCGCGTACCGATTTTTCTACACTAGGGCCATCCATCGCATTAATCGAGAAGTGCACGTGAACATCACCAGCACTAGTATTGCCGCCGCGATTCCGGCTTGCTGGAATAACCTCTTCACCCCGGTGAAGGTAAGCATACCCATCACGCGGAATATATGAACTACCGGATGCGAACGCTCCCAATCCAAGCCATACATTGTTTGGGTTGGTATTCACTGGAGGATTATTCGTTCCTGGAGGATTTTGTACTGTTACAGTGCTGCCGCTAGCTGTATTAGTATTGTCTTCCGTTGTCGTAATCGTCGGCTGAATAGTTGTACCACCCGGTGTTGTAGACGTTCCAGCAGGCAGTCCTCCGCCGACAGGAACCCCGCCGATGATCAAAGTACCTGGAGGTAGAATCAATCCAGTACCTTTATCGATCGTATCGACCGGCGCACCATAAGGATTTCCATTTCCACCGGAAGCTGTATCCGCAGCACTACCCGCTTCAGCGATAGCTAAAGCCAACTTGTGGAAAATATCAGCACTCTTTGCTGCGATGCCTGTCAACAATTCAAGCTGAGTACGCTGATCTTCCAGCGCGAGACCCTCTTTCATGAGCTGATCAATAGTGGCATTAATCTTGTCGATATCGCTCTGTTGAGCGACACCGAGAATGTTCATGTATGCCATGGTCTGCTGAGCGAGAGCATCCAAAGTAGAAATTTGATTCTGCTCCGTCGTGATCGTATTTCTCAGTGTAGCAATCTGGATTGTCTGTGTAGTGATCTGCTCTTCTAATGCAGCCTTCTGTGCTGTAATCTGCGCCGTAGCATCCGTCTTAGCCTTATCAAGATCGGCTGTAGCCTGCGCTACATCACCGACAGACTGTGCAAGCTGCTGCTGCAGTGTTTGTAACAAGGTTACACGGCTCGCGGCATCCTGTTGTGCAAACTGATTCTTGAGTGCATCGAGACTTCTCTGTGCATAAACAGCCTGGACCGAACCCTTTGTTGCATTGATAATAATCTGGAATTGATCTTCAGCAACCTGACGCGATAAATCCTGAATTTGCGTGGCAAGATCCGCCTGCTTGCGTACAGCATCGTCATAAGCCTTCTGCGTTTCACTGATGGCATTTGTATACTGGTTTGTCCAGTAAACGTTATCCCCAAGCTGCTTTTGCGCAGCAGAAACCGATGCCGTCAAACTGATAATGGATGAATTTGCACCGTCGATAACAGTCTGTGCAGCCTGGATCTTTGAATTGAGAAGATCCAATTTCTGTTGATAAGCGTCTGCTAACTGTTGTTGGAGATCCGCCAATTTGTTTTCTACGTCAGCCTGAGTAGCGATAGCTGTCTGTAATTTAGCTGCCGCATCCGCCGCATCCTGCTGAGCCTGCTGCAGAGCGGCAAATTGTGCAATAAGAGGCGGTACGGTTATACCTACGGCAATCAGTGCGGCATTCATATTTGTAATATCGGTACCGAGTACCTCAAGAATACGGCTGCTCGCTACACCAGTATCGCTCATCATCTGCAAAGCCTGTTCCATGGCATCCACACCGGTAGGAGCGCCGGTAACTTTATCGATGATCTGCATCGCAGCCGCGAGATCATCGGCTTGCTTCTTGAGAGCCGCTACGGCAGCTTCCTGTTCAGTGGCTGTAGCAATACCCTTATCCATATCCGACAGGATCTGGTTGAGCAACGGGCGCATATTCTGGTACATCTGATTTACGACAATGGCATTGTCTCTTCCCTTTGCAGCAAAGGTATCCGCCGCAGTCTGGAACTTCGACCACAAATCTTCTACCGCAGTTTTGGCGTCTGTCGCACCCTGCATAGTCTGCTTACCGGAAGCGAGCAGGGCATTGTTCTCGTCAACAATAGATGCTAAAGCTTGTGCAAATGGATTCTGAAAACTCTGAACGAACTCATTAGCAACCAAGTGAGTCTTGCTAATAAGAACTGTAACAATAGCGGACACAGCGGCAACGGCGGCTGCGATAGCGGCAGCTTCTGGATGCCCGGCCTGTAATAATCCAAGCGCCGCACCTGCAGCTCCCCCAGTTATAGCACCGCCAATACCTCCAATTTTACCACCGATACCAGCTCCAGCCATCGCTAGTGCTCCGGTGAACTTACCCATCTTATTGAACAACCCATCGGGTCCATTAAAGAAGGTGTCCATCCAATCGGTGAGAGGCTTAACAATAGCTTTCATCAACCCATCCTTGATCTGCTTCGTGAACGCATCAATAACAGGTTTGAACATGTCTGTTGCAAATGTTGCGAAGTCTCTCCATGTAATTTTACCCTTCGCCAGAAACTGCTCAAACAGACGATCGAATGCGTGGCTAAATTCACGCTCATATGCAGCCGCGCTAGCCTTCGCCAATTCATCTCCCTGCTTCTTGATCTTCTCCATATCTGCCGGACTGATCATTGGATTCTCGCCAGGAAGATTGCGCCCTGGATGTGTAGGATCGTTATTATTCACTTCATTAAGAATTTCAATTGGACTCAATCCGCCACTATTCACATTATTCATAGCAGCCTGATTGCTCCGTATGGAAGCGATAGCTACAAGTTCTGCATAATAGCTCTTAGCAGTATCTGTACCGACATCTAGCACGTGATTAATCTCGCGCTGAAACTGGAGATAGTCGTTCTCGTGCTTTAATAATTCAATCAAAGCGGAACTGGATTCCTCGACCATCTGCTTGCCCTTACGCGCATCTTCGATATACGCCAGAAGTGCCGCATCTTGGAGATTTAGAGCATGTCCGAGTGCAAGTTCGAGATCAATCTGCTTTTTAATTTCATTCCCGTGAACAAGCATAATTGCTTGGAAAGATGTACCAGATGCAAGCAGATTCTTAATAGCGTCATCCCATGATTTATCTTTTGCAGTTACATTATTCACTTCATCCATGTGCTTTTGAACTAAAGCATTATATTTAGCCTGCTCTGCACCAGCAATTTTGATAAGTTCGGTATGTGCCTGCGTAGCGGCAGCTGTTGCACGCACAGCTTTCTCATGCTCACGGTAATCAGCTGCGGCAGCTAGCACATCCTTCCGCAACTGATCAACGGTCGTACGGTAAATCTCAATGTGATATCCGAGATTGTTGAAATTCTCTGCAGCTTTCTTGAGATTCTGCATTTCCTCATCATGCGCAGTTGCTTGGTCCGCCTGAGCCTGCTTAACAGTGTCGTAAGTATCCTTTAGATCTCTCAAGAGAACGGCAACAGCTAAAATTGCAGCTCCCCAAGCCGCTATAGATATATTTAGCGCATCTACTGCTGCGGCAGCGGACATAACCCACTTCGTAAGCCCGAAGCCTATAATAACCGTTAATGCCAATCCTAACGTTTTCAGTTCTGAACTGTAAGTTATCGTGCCTTGTGCAAGATCGGCAAATGCTTTTGCAGTACTTAGTAAGGCCGGTGTTACAGCGTTAGAAAGTTCAATTTCAACCGCGTTCAATCGATCTCTGACTATTTTTAGCTGGCCTGCTGCATCTTCAGCTTTCTTAGCAACACCGTCTTGAAGTGCGTGTCCGGTACCGTCCATTGCATCTGTGCTGGCTTTCAGCGCACGCGTGGCTAGATCTGTCACATTGCCCAAGCGTGTCATAACATCTTCGACACGCACACCCTTGAGACCAAGTGCGTCCATGATGGCAATCGTATCTGCACCGGCTTTCTTCTGCTCCGCAAGACCTGCAGTAAACGAAAGTACAGCTTTGGTCGGATTGTCCTTCCAAGCATCTGTAAATTCTTTTGCAGTTAAACCTGATACTTGAGCGAACAAAGCCAGATGATGATTGCTGCCGTTAATAGCTTCACCGATATCCGTAACTACTTTGATCATGCTGGATGAAGACTTCTCAGCACGCAGCCCGGCAGACGCCATAGCCGTAGCCATAGCCAATGTCTGGCTTGCTGACATATTAGCCATTGCCGCCACGCCGGACAATGCCAGAGAGAAGTGCAAGACTTCTTCAGTTGTTGTCGGGAATTCTTTACTACCGAGAGTGAACACCGCATTCGCAAGAGTTTTGATCTGGTCTTGAGGTATATGCAGGTTGTCTGCAAGACGCACGAACGCCGTTGTCGCCTCATCACCGGATAGTTTCGATACGGTACCGATACCGGCAATAGACTCCGTGAACTGCATCAAATTGCTCTTAGAGATACCTAACTGTCCACCAACTTCTGCAATTCTCGCGAGATCTGCTGCAGCTACGGGTAGTTTTGTGGATAGATCAATAAGACTCTGAGCCATGCGCTCAAACTCGGCATTTGTGCCGGAGACCTTGGTTTGAATACCAACCATGGCATCCTGGAACTGAATACCAGTGTTGATAACATCCTGGATACCGGAAATGATACGCGTGAATATAAATGCTGCCACAAAGCCGGTAACTGCCGACTGCATTTTCTTCATGGTAGCTTCGAGACGATCAAAGGCTGTAGTAGCCTGCTGAGAAGACTTTGATGCAACTGGTCCGATTTGGGCGAGCGCAGAACCGTAGGCATTGACAGCCGTAATGGCTCCTTGTGCGTTCGTCGTGATGTTGAAAATAATATTCGGCATCGTTTACTCGGACGGTTGTTCTAGAAAATGAAATTCAGGACCTCGATTCTTATTGGACTCTGCCTCAGCAGCCCTTGCATGAGCCTCTTCACGACGTTCATCGTTCTGCCTGTTTAGCTCCGCTTTGGAAGCAATAAGTTCTGTAACCGTAATAGGGTCCAGCTCTGACTCTACCAGCAGGCCAAGGTCTGCAGAGTTTACTAGTCTAAATAGTCTATCTACAGCAGGATAGACATTCTCTCTATTGGCGAAGATATCTTCGTTATGCGCATACACATTGTGCGGGCATACTGTTCCACCTTCTATACCATCCACCCCATAGGGCAAGCTTTCACAAGCTGCCGGACTTCTGCGCAGCCAAGGACAGTGATGCTTATTTGGAGTATTGCTGCGAATAGCATCCTGGGATTCTTTATCCCCCAGTAATCTAAAAAGTTCTACGAACGATTCCTCACGCGGACAACTCTCAATTTCATTCGCGTCATTCCACGTCCGTAGAGCTTCAATAGCGCTATCCGCAGCTATACGTTTTTTTCCACAAGGTCCGTAAAGATCTTGTCAACCAGCCAGATTTTGTGCCACAACGGAACGCTATCGATCCAGGCAGTTTTATTATCCGATCGGCATTCGATACCACTCACGAGAGCGCCGGATATCGATTGGACTGTCGCATCGTAAAGCTTTTCCAGCGTGTTGTAGTTTTCAGCTACCGTCCAGAGATTCTTTTTCTGAAGATAGCGGTTACGCTTGGATGCCTTATATTCGCGATACTGGGCCTCTGTAGGCTGCACGTAAGAATGAACCATCTCAATGTCCGCAATTGTATCGGTGATCTCGTCATAGATCGGCTGATGCGTTACAACGGCATTCAGGACAGTCGCATCGACATTGATATCAAATTCGGTGCTGTCTTCAGCTTCAATAGGCTCGCTGCGCAGACCCCCAAATGTGTGTTCGACAACACTCGGCTTGAGATTCGGATTGTTATCAAAGAACCGGCGCTGCTGATCCGGTGTGCCGGTCGCATTGGACATTCTTACGAAATGATCATTGAAAAGAGATGCATAGACAGAGTTATCGGCATTCTCGATCTCCAAGTCACGTTTCGTGCGCCGGTAACCCGCAACAATCTTACTCAGTACATCCTTCAGCTCTTCAGGCTTGTAAGGAGACATGAATACATAGACAGTCGGACTCTTTGCACCTTGCTTCAATTCAAGCGGATATGCTGTAACTGCGGCAAGATCGAGAAGTGGTTTCTTATTTTTCCAGGTAATGGATTGGACAGTGGTCGGGGAGACAGTAGACATGAGTTACTCCAAGTGGCCCTAGCTGGGCGAGTTGAATTTGCCGGATTTTTAAGGAATCCGGCAAAACCTTTGCAAACCAGAGTTATATGATACGACGAGTTAGCTGACCGGCTACGGTAAATGTAACCTGAGCTTCCAAGTTTGCACCGTGAGCGCCCTGAAGAATCTTATAGCTCGACAGAACAGCTGCACCGCTGAATCGCGGATTGGTTGCACTGACTGAACTGCTAGCATCCGCGCCAACTTCAATACCAAACGGTGTATGAGCTGCACCGAAACCGCTGCTACCGAGAAGACCGGAAATCGTCGCATCGACCTTGGCTGAAGCAAAATCCTGCAGGAATGTAGCCTGCACAGACCAGCTTTCCAGCCCAGAGATCATCTTCAGAACATTATCGCCGTGTGTATCGTTCGGAAGAGTTGCAACCGTTGTATCGAGAGTAATGTCACGTGCATGGTCAGAAAGGTTCACACCACCAATACCGATGAACCCGTTCTTCCAGCAACCGAAGCCGTTGGCCATAAAATTTTTCTACTCCTAATCGTTACAACAGGGAGGCGTGCTGCGTGCCTGCGCCGCAATGATGCGGTAAAAAGGCAAGTATGCAGTATAGTCACGGGCTGGAAGAAGATTATTTGGCCAAGTCTATAAGCCAGATACGGTAGGTCTTAATTGCACCTTTGTACCAGCGTAGTAGCTGCTCATGAAACAGTTTCGATGCCGGATAGTATCGGAAAGTCTCAAGAGTACTTCTGTCAAGCCATTCTTGCCAACGATGCTGAAAAGCAATTCCTGCGGTAATAAGATCCTCGTGCAGTTGTTTTTTATTCTTCGTGATGTAAAACTTATCGAGAACGGCAGATATATCCTTAGAGAGCAGGAGTCCAGCCTCGTATAAAACTATATGTCCAGATGGGATATTCCAGTCACCGGCCTCGAAACATTCCATCATGTCTACGGTAAAGTCTCTAAGATGCCTGATTACTAGGTATAACACGTTAGGATCTAATCGCTTGAGCTTGGAACTCTGCATAGAAAGTTTTACTTCCTGTCTCACCGCGCTGCATGACTGCTGGGCCGTTAATCTTGAAGATATCTGTATATTCCACGCCATTTATTGTGGTATCCCCAAGCCCGTCTAATAGATCAATAATACTTAGTATATTCATCAATGCAGTCTGCGCCGATGTATGTCTGGATAAAATTTGGAATCTGGAAGTGTCGAATTTGATACCGCCAGGATTAGCCTGTTTCCCGTGTGTTCTAGTGCTGCGTCTATCATATTCAATGATAGCAATTTGATTAATCGGTTGCGCAGCTAGCTCATAGATAGTAATCGGAGTTACACCTTGCCCTATTAAATAGGTATATATGTCTGCTCCAATGTTAGGCGCTCCCACTATCGTCGTCTCCTAGGAAAGTCTTCACAGATAGCCATCTTACGCCCGCGTCACATACACAGCAGGATTCACATCCCCAACATCGGACGCAGATATACTCAGATTCATGGAAATCACAATCCAGACAAGTCGATACCACTTACCTATATGTCCTTTCAATGTCATCTACTAATTCCTGCAGGGTTTCTGAAGCACCTTCCGGTAAATCTTCTGCAATATCCAGCATGTGAGCTTCTACAAACTTCGGACCCGATCCCGGCAATGTATATTTGCGATCCCGTAAATCGTCATGCACATAAGCCGCGTAGTCCACAAATCCGCCAGCCGGTGTCTCTCCACCGTAGATGACAGCATACCCCTCTTGTACGGCTTCCACGCGCCCTGTAGAGCGCAAAGCCCCGGTATCCTTCGGGCACGTTGGATAACTGCCATACAGCGAATCGTAGAGAACTTTATTTGCGATGATCTTTGAAGACTGTTTCGCTGCAATAGGAATCCCATTAACCAGTGCCTTGATACCAGCTACAATGCTATCAATATTGTGGGTAATTTTGACTGCCATTAGAGTATCGCTTTGTATAGAGTCGTGCCACTGCTGCGCAGTTCAGAGGAACTATCGACATGCAAAATACGAAATGCGCCGGATACCGCTTCTGGATTGGTCACCACACTGGTACCTAAGTAGAGATAACCACCTATTGCAAATGCAGTTTGCGTGGAATACACTATAGAATGACCGAGATCCTCATCCCCGCGCATATTCTGGAACTTAACTACCTTACTCTCGAAACGCACTCCGTTATTCGTTGCTGGGTCCAATACAACCGGAGCTGCGAAGACGGGATCTCCATAGACACCGTACGATCCTGTAGGTGCCCAGTATGTCGCCACGGCATTCATGGCTGCAGTAAACAACGACATTTAGCTCCTCTTAATCCTTAGTAAGATGTCGCGTAAAATTCTTACTATCTTCACGCGGAGCGGCACGGAAAGTCCCGCGAGGTATGCCAAGATTAGCTAGAAAGCTACTGCGATCGAGAACAAGAACTTGCTGCCCGTATACCGTTAGATTCAAACCTTTTCCCCACGCTGTTGTAACAGAATATGGGAAACTGTGCTGTTCACCGTCCCCGACCTTGGATCGGATAGCAACCGGATCTCGAATGTCGGCAAAGTGAGCGGCTAGCCAGCGTTCTATCTCGAACAACTCAGCATCACTTAATGGTGGATTTGCAGCACTTGCCGGGATAACATTGGTTAGAATATTAGCCACATTGATAAACGCACCTAGAGTGGTATCATCAAGAGCTGTAGAGAAAATTGCGCGGAGATCGGTTACAGTTATACGTGCCATGAGTGACAGTATGAATCCACGCCACTCACGGCACAATTTGGTGGGAGTTTTAGCTGCTAATTGTAACTATTCCACCACCTTCGCCGCTGCGATCCAATTTCGGTGTAGCAGCTTGCGCAACAAGAACTGTCCTGCGAGTTTCGATTGCAGTAATAACATCCTCGCGTGGGGCCGCAGCTTCGCATTCGAGATTAAAAATGCGATCCAGCTCTTCGGTAGTCTTGATACCAGATATGTATTCCAGAGCTTTTTTCTTGCTCAGCTTATCGATATCGAACTTGATATCCTTTTTCTGGGTATTTTCGGCTATCGTTACAGGTGGCATACTAGGAAGCTTTTCAGTTTTCACGGCGGTACTTGTCGGTGGATCGCTGATGGTTGCTTGTCCAACAATTGTCTTCGGGACACTTGCAGGATCTGGCGAACCGTCATCACGAACGGCTACCATCCGCCACTTGTTTGCAGCTAGTTCGGAGGGTAGTGGAACAAAATCATACGGCGCTCTGTGTAATTTCATTACACCTTCAGCATCTGGCCGGGAAATCGCTCCTGAGAGGAGCCGATAAATTATTGCCATGGGATTCCTTTTTTATTTGACATACAGAACAGCTGAGTATAGCATATCTTTCGAAGGAGACAGGAACCTAAATGATGTATTCGAAAGGACCGTACAGAGTAACCGGTTTGGATACTCCGGGCATGAAAGTTGTAAATAGCGCTGCCGGTAAAGTTGTCGCTACGATGAGCACATACGCTGTCGGAGAAGATACAGGTACCGGTAATGCCATTATCCTCTCCAAAGCACCGCAGATGTTCGAGTTGATCGAGCAGTTGTACAGATTCATGCAACGTAATGGCATTGTAGGCTATGAGGGTAGTCAGCTTGCCATTCTCCGGTTTATGATTGCCGAAGCAGGCGACATTATTGAAGTCGCGAATCGTGAATATCAGGAGAATACATAACAAAAAAGGGGAGGCATTTAGCCTCCCCTTAATCTTTACAACTCAGCTATTTAGCTGATTCCGGTCACTGTGCAGATACCCGATCCGGCAGCTGCGTCAGACTTAACTCGCGGTGCAAGCGCTGCCATCACCTTGAAGTGAAGCATAAGACCGCCCTTTGTTTCCCACTCGACAACCGTCAGGTCCTGACCGATAGCCAAATCTACCACGTCACGGCGCATGGTAACCATGACACCAGTTCCAGAAGTCAGACGATCACCAGGACGTACATCTTCGATACCCTGGATACGACGGAGACGATCGAAAATCTGATCACCAGAACCGTCCGTCAGGAAATTACGAAGTTTGTTGTACTGCGCTGTCGGAGCGTAAAGAACATACTGACCACCGAAGTAGCGAGCACCTTCCAGGACACCGATAACGTTGATGACGTCAGTCTGCGGGTTAGTTGCAGTTCCCCATGACGACCCAGCCTGAGTATTGATGCTCGGATGCGTTGTGTAGCCGTACAGGTTATTCGATGTCACGTTACCGGCACCGGTCTGTACTGAACCGCCAGGAGCAGTACCAAGAGCACCTACTGTGCTATTCATTCCATTGAACAGAACTTCTTCCATCTGCTCTGTAACCTTCTGAGCAGCCGTCTCGATCTGAGTACGATCGATAGGAGCACCGATACTATTCGGACCGCGTGAAGCTTCCAAGCGACGAATATTGATACTGAAATCCTTGTGGAAGATCGGGACCGGAACACTCACAAGAGTGAATGTCACACTATCCTTTTCACCTTCGGTTACGCCGGAGAAGTCCACGTTCGCAGCCGTCATATCACCCAGCTGTTCATACTGCGAAAGAACCACACCAAGTCCACCGAGGTTGAATGACAGCCCACGGCTAACAAGGTCGCTGATACCGATGAGACGCTGACGAGCAACGCCCACAAGGGTCTCGTCCAACTGTTGCCATTCTTCCTTACGGAGTACATCGTTGGTACGAAGAGCGCCGATGGCATTGAGTCCGTTGGTAGCGAGGAATCTCGCCGGACTGCCGCCACTGCGCAAAAAGTCTGCTGCGTGTTGAATAAGTGCCTTGTCCATAATTCTTAGATAACCCTCGCTCTGAATCGAATTCCGGCTGTGGTCGTACCGGCTACTGTTGCGTTTGCAGCTTCATCAGCCTGCGCCACGTAGTAGTTGGTGCTAGTCTGCGCTGTTAGCGTACCGTCACCAGCAGACATCAGGAACGCGCCACGTGAAACGTTCTGACCGGATGCCAGGAATGCCCAAACGATCGTACCCTGCGGGCAGTCCGCGTAAACCACACGATCACCAGATGCGTAAGCCGTTGAGACTCCGCCTCCCTGAAAGTCCGTCTCAAGTGCAAACAGCCGAGCCGCCGCACCACCTGACGTTGCGTGCTTCTGGACGCGTCCTGTTGAAGAGTTGAATTCAAGCAAGTGTCCTGGACTCAGGATAGCGTTACCCTTATCCTCTCGGACTACAAATGCTTCGCCGCGAAGAATGACTGTGTTCGGCATGATTAGTTAGTACCTCTCTGTGCGTTCTTGCTGGTCTGAACTGCAAAGTCCACACCCTTAACTCCGGGCTTTGCCAAGAGAATAGTCGGAGCAATTGCAATCTCTTCAGCATTTTCAATGCGTGCGCCAGCGGCGACACGGAAAGGCGAAGTGGTATTCGGTACCAACATTGCCAAGGTCTTATCGAGCGATGCTTCGCTGAAAGCTGCAAGCTCTTCCTGCGTGAAAGTGTTACCGTTCACAGCCAGGATCTGTGTGATCTTGTTTGCACGAGTCGCCTTCTGCGCATTCGTCACACTCTTAACTGATGCAAGCTCTTCCTCGGACAGACCGAGAGTGGCCATCATCACTTCTTTTGTAATAGTTGGCGCAACCGGGGCTACGACTGCTGCAACATTCTGCACTGGGGCCGTTACCGGAGCTGCAACTGCAGGATCTGCTACCACAGCCAAGTCGAGCAATTCGAGATCTGCATCGGCCATAGCCGTCAGTTGAACACGGTGAGCTTCGGTGAACTTGTTCTTGTTCGAAGCGATCAGCCCGTCAACCTTAATTTTCTTCTGCTCTGGAGTCATGTTGTTAAGAACCTCTTTCGAATCGTCAGACTTAATTATTCCTAAAGTCTGCAGAATTTCTTTGATCTTCACCGTCAGCGACTTTGCGCAAGGTGCACAAGTACCAGTTCCTGACTGCTCGATTTCATGATTATCGGGTATGGTCACGCCTGTGCCATCATTTGTTGCAACTATTTTCTTAGCTGCATTCGCTGCCATTGCCATATCACCCTCACCGGCATCGTCGATATCAGGCGCGTCATAGCGAGCGTCACAGTTATCATTACTTGCTGCCATCTGCATATCAAATGGATCAATATCCAGAATTGCTGCCCAGATAGCTAGCCACTGTCGCGGAACAAAATCAATCTTACCGGCAACAATCTGAGACATAGTAGCGGCATCGATATCGGCTGCCTGCGCGAGATCTGCGATTGTTTCATCAGAGCCGGTTTCGTTGGCGTAGCACTCTAAAGCACCCTGAAGGACTGCTGCGAGCTGTGAGCCATTTACCTTGATACCAACAGCCTGATTATTTTTTGTATCCATTTGAAATTCAGACTTGAGAAGTGCACGCGCTTCATTTTGAGCCGATGTAATTGCACTTGCCGGGATACTTGCCTGAGATCCTCTACCGCTAATAACTGCGAGTAGGGCACCCTTATTCAATTTTCCAGTGCCAGGATTAACTACAGGGAAAAAAATAAGATCGCGGAGAGTCGTAGCACTAGCTTCCCCAAGAAGAGTTTTGGAAGCAATCCACTTCTTCATACCATCAGAGGCATCATTGATTGAACTGGGAACACTGTCCGAAGAGTTAGTTGACTTGATGTATGCACGCGCATAAGCACCAAAGCTCTTATCTACAGCTCCCCATGATGACGTTTCGGTACCACTAAAAGAAGGGTGACGTGCCTTGGATGCAACATTGTAAGTAACAGCGGCTGTAGCCATAGTGTTCAAATTTACAGCATAGTCATCCGTTTGTTGATTTATTCTCGGAGCACCGCAGCCATCTTTCCAGCTACATGCCCCTTCATCGTTCGGGAGAAGAGCTAAATGATCCGGCTTAAGTTGGACTTGCACACCGGTATACTTCTCTTCTGCACCGGTACGAGGATTGATAAATACACCCTTCGTATTGTCTACAAAAGTGTAATAGCCGGTAGAAACTTCAAGAGGTTGCCCGGCTTGAAGTAGCTGTACGACCTTACTCCCGCCAGGAACAGTCTCAGCTTTAACTAAATCAATCCACAACTCGCCCGATATACCGCGAATATCCTCACGCGCCTGTACATTGAACAAGAAACCGACCACAGAACTTTCCATAACCGTTGGACTGCCAGCTGTAACAGGTTCGTTATTGGCATCCATCGGATGAGTAACAGGTAATGGACGCCCATTCCAAATATCGGCATATGGGCTAACTAACTCTTCGTAAGATACATACTCGCCATTGTGCACACCTTCGACTATCGGTGTGACAGGTGCGACTAGATAATCTTTCCCATCCAATTTCTCTGTACGTATGAGATCTTGTCGTCCTTCAAGTACGGAAAAGTTAGAATTGCGGAGTTGTGCTTTTTTACTTGTCACTTTTTCGCTTGTCACAGCCATAGACGATAGAGTAATATCACGCCATGTATCTGTTCAGGAGAAACGTGTGACTGATCTCGAAGAGAAACAATCCTTACAAGCGTTACGGGCTAGAATCGTAGCAGCAGCGGATCAATCAACATACGATCATCGCCCGTTTATGATCCCGGAAGTTGTGCAGAAATTCCCGCACATGTCAGACGAAGAACAGTTGCAATATTCGCGGTTCAAATTGGCAGTTGCACGTATACTGCAGCCGTATACGATCTATGAAGTTGGAGTTGGCTGGGGTGTATCGGCGCAGGCATTCCTTGAAGGATATCCGGACACTAAATTCTTCGGAATAGATAACATGGCTATGGGAGTTGACCCGAATAGGGCGGTTTTATATAATCCCTTATTACCGTGCCGGGTTGTGGACTCTGCCGATCTGGATGAATTTGTACATCCAGACGGTCCAATCGATCTCTTGCACATCGACGGCGGGCATGCACTAGAGCATAAAGCCGATGACATGGTCCGGGCATTTAAATCAAAACCTGAATGGATTCTGATTGATGACTGTCACGACGTCATGGTAGCTGCTGGCGTCTTTGCCGGGATCTACCGCGCCGGTCGTAACGCATTATCTATGATGTACTTCGAGAATTCACACACTGGAAATCTTTTGATCCACGCCAAGCGTAGAGAACCTGAATTTCGTGGCCTGGAATGTAAACGAGTTTGAAACAATGCATATCAGTTATTCGGCAATGGATCGCTTCCTACAGTCTCGCTGCGGGCAGCCGTGGGATAAAGTATACTCAGAAATACGCAAACGAGATCTCTTCACATTCTGGCGTAGAATGTACCCGCACGATCACCTGCCTGTAGCCGAGAAAACCTATACAGGTGCCGATGGACATATCTACGGGTGCGGATGGCAAGGAGTCCATCGTATCGGCGGGGCTAACTGGACACGATACAGCTTTTATGTCGATCAAGCTGGCATCCTGCGTAGCCGGGCTAAATTGCGATTGGAATATAAACGGGAACAATCGGCCAAAAGAACGGCCAAATCTGTCGATAGAATACCGGCTAGCGGAAACTGCACATACGTTAAAGAAAATGGAATCTGGTACTTGGAAACGAAATCCGTTCTTACTTACACCTATAGACATCCGGCCATAGATCCGGTCACGGGTGAAAAAAACTCCAAGCTGGACACTGTCGATAAGATAATCGTTAGGAAAAAACAACTCAATAAAAAGGAATTGAAACAGTTATGTCAGATGCAATTGACTGTCTCGACACGAACGAGATAGTATGCCCATACTGCGGCTATGAATTTTCCGAATCATGGACATACTTTGAGTCCTCTGGTAATGAAGAAAAAATACAATGTCCAGAATGCGATCAAAAATTTACTTGTTCGCCAGACTACACTGTGACATACTACTCTCGTAAGTTATAAACGGGCGTGAGAATGGCTTCGACGGCAAGTAAGCCCTACAAGGAACTTGTCGGACGCGGGATCGATACCCGCCACGTCCACTTTTATGATTGTCAAAGTCTATATGAGATCAGCAGATGATTGGAGTTACGAAGAATGGATGGCAGCACAAACTCAAGAAGATCTTAATGAGGAAGATGAGCCAGGAACCTGCTTTTAAAGGCATCTTAAATCACTTTATCTGCTTTTGAAAGCACTAACGCTAATGGGCGAAACCTCATGACCACCTCACTCGTTGTTATGAGGCTGGTAGGCAGCGTGTACTTACCGGACCGGCTCAGGTAGGAAATATGATTGTCAAAGTCTATCGTAATCTCAAACACGGACGGTCGGCAGCCCCGCTGTATTCAGTATTATACAAAGGAAAAGTGATTGCCAGGAAACACAGAGTCCTACTCCGTGATGCGCATTTCATTGTCAATGAAGCTGGTAGGCGGCGTGTACTCGAAAGCGGACATAAAAATGTGCATGCTTTTGTCGTCGGAACCTTAACAAATGAACATGGATGTTTCGGTATAGATGCCGATGGAAATGATTTTAGAATGCGCGTAACTTACGACCCGCGAAAAGGCCCGCACTTCGTTACAGCAACGGCTCCGGTAGGAAGAATTGTAAAAAGTGCTCTCGGCGTACTGCTGAATGAGCGTGGTATCAGCGCCTGCTATCTGGAAACTGCTTGAAATATATAAATCTGACAGTACGCGATAATCTTCCAGAATCTAGCGTAGATGTCTACGATACAGATACAAAAGAGCTATTACGCAGATATCCTTTACATCTTATCCATTCTGGGTACTGGCACGCTACACAGAACGACCTTGCTCGACTCGCCTCGGTACGTATACCAGACCGGCTCAACGAATGCAAACTCTGGTGCTGAAAATTTCTTGTTGACTTTGCCGGACGTTGTGGTATAGTTCTTATCAATGCAGCAGACAAGCGCAGAAACTTAAGCGTAAAAACGTCGCTATCAATGGCGTATTGGGTAAGGGCGGCACCGGCATATTTCCGGCCCGCCCGAACCGCTTAAGTTTGAAAAAGAGACGATATGAAGAACACATCTACAA